CATATTCAACAGACAGGGCAGTACATTGACATTGAAGAGATTCGTGCGAATGTTAGAAAAGAAGACAGGATTATTGATGCTCTTGAACCTGTCCTTAATCAGCATCGTCTTGTTATTGATCGTGCTGTTATCGACTGGGACTACAGGAGCAACAAAGACGCTCCGCCTGAAAGTAGACTCCTCTACATGCTTTTCTATCAAATGAGTAGGATGTGTCGTGAGAAAGGTGCAGTAAAGCATGACGATAGGTTGGATACACTTGCTCAAGGTGTTAAATACTTTACTGATGCTATGTCTATTAATGCTCATGATGCTATTGTACAAAGAAAGAGAGAAGAATGGAATAGTATACTGGAAGACTTCCTAACATCACCTACAAGGTCCGCTAATCACCTAGTAATGGGTATGAATAAAGACCAACGAGATGCTGCAAGGGGTTTGGAAGGAAACTCAAGTGTCCCAACATGGACATAAAGTCGATCCCTCACGTATAGAGGGAGCGAGAAGGGTGGACTCAACCCCTCCAGAGGGAAATCGTTGTCTTAAACGACAACATCTCCCTCTTTTACTTAATATCATCATTTGATATTCCTTTAAAACACCTACTCCTAACCTTCGCTAACACAGTTTTTACCGTATTATACCGGAATATACATGACGGTAAGCCGTGAATTTTAGCATAAATTTGAGAAGTCATATATGCGTCTAGTCCGTGACGCTGTCCCCCCATGCCACTACTAATTATCAAGAATTAGAACTGATTTAAATTATTATTACTGTTCAATTCAGTATTTTTTCTGATTACTAACTAGAATTAATCATAATTAGTTTTGTGTTATTAAATCTCTGGCTATCTGTATGCGATCCAGTCTTACGTCTCATGAGATTCACAATCACG